TTCCCTGTCATAACCGCGCTTAGGAGAGTGCTATATTTCATAATTAAAATGTACAATTGTTGATAGTACAATTTTAGTTAGAAACACATGCTAAATAAAGGACTTTTAAACGAGTAGATATTTTGCCTGTTCGGCCGAAGTTCGCTTTGAAATTAGCTTTGTAATGATGGGTAAACCTGAATTTTCGGAGTTTAATACGACCGGATTATCGTTTGTTCCAACAATTTTAATGGACCCGTTACCGTATTTAAGCATAATTATCAGATATTTCCCGGTAATATTTGTAACGGCAATGTCTATTTCTTCGTTTTGACCGCGAAGTGTTATCTGTAGATCCTGTTCAATTGAGGATCCGTTTTCAGGATTAGTTTCCACAAATTCAGCTGCTGAATAGCGAATTATTTCGAATGATCCTATGCATTTGGTATAATTTCCCGGATAATCCGTCATGCTCACCTCAGTGAGTTCTGCGTAACGAATTTCTTGAATGAAGTTACGCTTATCTTTATTGTTTGAAAATTCCATAAGTATAATGATTACCAGAGTTTTAAGTCTGAAATTATCAGAGAAAAACGACAAAAAACAGGCGTTTTGTCTGAAATGTTTTTTAATTTATTGAACTATAGCACTTTGAATTTCACGGATTACAGAATTCAGGTTATTTTCACGTATTCGGTAGTCCATTTTCTTAATTCGGTCGAAAGAAATCACATTTTTCTTGATATTGAACGCTTTTAAAATACCCTCTATGATGACCGACTGTTTGAATTTCTTTTCGTACCCGGTAACGAAGTATTCACGTACTACAAGCTTCCATATTGATTCAATGTGATCATTGATCTGTTGTTCCCGGCAACTTGAAAAATATAGAAAATTGTACTTCACAATATACGCACTATCCGCGCAAATAGGAAGTATCAGTTTTACCGGATTATTGTACTTCTCAAATTTTCGTTTTACAGGAAATTCGCTTACGCACCACATGCTGTCAATATACTTTCCCAATTCGTTTCGCTTATGCAGCTTTATACATCCGTGTTCATCTTCGCCAAATTCATGAATAAGAAAATCATGGAGATCTGGTTTCAAATCGATAGTGATAATTGGCAAATTTTCATTTTTTGATTCCATATCGTTGTTTTTAAAAATATTTTTTCATTCAAGTATTGGCTTTTTTTCCGTCCTACCGTCCTACAGACCTACAAAAAGAGGTTTTTGTGGTACAAGTTACTAATAATAAACAATATACGCAAATTATTTGTATTAAAAATGCGTCCTACAAACGTGTTTTTCGTCCTACAAAGCACATATTTAACTATAAACCGACCTACAACACCAAAATACACCGTCCTACAGCGTCATACAATAATTGCCTACCGTCCTACAGCGACATACAACATAAAATATACATAAACTGATGATTTATACATATATATATAATAATTTTATTGAAAAATAATAATAGTGTAGGTCTGTAGGTCTGTAGGACGGGTTATGTTCAAATATTTTTCAAGTATTATTTAATGTTGATTCTTTTAAAAATAGGGGGTCAGGGGGATTTTATCAATGATCATGGATCAGCAAACGACTGAAATACTTTCGTCTTTGAGAGTATTGGAAAACAAGAACGGCCGGACTTGCGCCCGACCGTTGAATTACCATCGTCTCTGAAGTTAGATCTGAAAAATAATACTTTCGTCTCTGAAATTAGAAAGGTAAATCGCTACCATCACCGGCACCCGGTTCTATGGTCATTTCGCCACTTGATTGCATCGGAGTCGTTTGTACTACTATCGGGCGAATACCGCCCAATATGGGCAGCGCATTGCGATCTGCTTCGCTCATGGCCGTGAATGCTTCTTTATCTATGCTTTGTTTTATGAAGTGCGTATCTTCATACTTTGGCTCCCGGTACCCAATTCCGGTTAAGTTCAGATACACGCCTTTTTCACCTACAAATAACCCGGAATCTTCTACCGGTATAATGATACATTTTTTTGTGGAATTATTTCCTTTTAAATCGACTAATGCTGCACCTGGAATCTTTGTCAGATTCAACTTGATTGCTAAATTGTTACTCATAATGATTGTTTTTATTGATTAATTATTTCCTGTAATTCTGTTGCCGAATAGCGCTGATCGTTTTCGTAGCATTCTACAAACTGTACTCCGTGAATAGTTACCAGTGATTTCATGCTTATTTGCTTACCGGATCCGGTAAGCATGAAATTTGTTTTTTCAGCCCAAATACTTGTATGATTCAGAACACAATCTACTATTTCTACTGAACCTATTATAGCAGAATAAATCCACAATCCATGTGACATGTAAGATTCAAGTTTTTCAATAGTTATCTTTTCCCATTGATTCTTTGTAAATAGTAAAGACATGTCACGGTGTCTATCATCAGGTTTTGCACTTGCATGAATAAGGATTCTTTCTCCTATATATTTTTTTGGACACGGCCATGTTCTATTTTCGATAGGTTTTATATTTGCAAAAATTAGATATACCCATGGTTGTTTTACTGAGAGTGTTTTCATGGTTTATTCCTCCTCTTTAAGATGTTTAATATACTTTTTAGATAACGAGACAAGTAATTCCCAGTAATCATCCTCCATGGCTTCATTGAAAGAATCAAATAATGCTGAATCTCCATTCATTTCAATAGATCCAAAATCTCTATCTAATTTTGTTTCTATCACATATACATTATAATTACAATCGTAAAATGAAAAGCTAAAATCAATTATTCGATTTATTTCATTTCCATCATTATCAGTTTCCCAATTATTTAAATCCATATAATGAAGAAATATATTTTCATTCAAATAAAGTTGAATATTTGAAAAATCCAAATCTTCAGGAATAGTTTCAACTGTCAAATATTTTGGCTTTTCAGTTTCTTGTTTTTCAGCATCAATTTCTTCCTGTATCTTTTTCTTTAGCACTGGAAGTATTTCCTGAGCAAACCGCTCACATGATTTATCTATTTGTTTATTGTGAGCAGTATAAGAAACACCCTGAGCCATTTTTTTTGCAAAATAATCTTCATTTAAAGAAAGAATAAACTCTTTGAATGATTGTTTGCCAATGCTACTCCATTTAAATGAAAAGTTTCCATAATCGGTTACAGAACCGAAAAAGCCGTCTGAAGTAATTACTACCTGTCCTAACCAATTACCATCAGTTGTTTCTAATCGGTAACTTTCTGCTTTAATTTCTGTCATTTTTTTTGTTTTTAGTTGTTGATTTTTATTTTTAAAATGGTAAATCAGTATTACCTTCCGGTGTTTTTTCTCCTGAAGTGTTTACTTCTACGTTTCGTTCAAAGTCAATGTCTATCTGTGTTTTAAGAATATTGTAGTTGAACATATAAGCCGATGTCACTTTTTGCTTTGTAACCATTCGCATACGTGCATAATTGTTGATATTTACGTTTTCACCATCAGCAGTAATAGTTGCATCAGTACCACCGGCAGTTTGTTCGGCTACTTCCCATTTAAACCGGGTACTATTGGTAAGTCCGATAAACGACTGGTTCGATTCAAAGTAAGCACGTAATGATTGGCGCGATAAAGCTTCTTCTTTACCTATAGAGAAGGAGTAAAGTGCATATACAGCTTCGAAATCGATATACAGCACTTTAGTATCCAATGGCAATTCAAATTCTTCAGTTTTTTTGCTACTCAGTAACCGTGTTACTTTCGATGCTGAAGCAATCTTTATTTCACGTCCGATCTTTATTTTATCATGGGTGATCAGCGTACTGATGGTTTGGAAGTAAGTGGTAAGCTTATTGGTACTTGATATGCGTTCCAACTGGCTTAGTACTTTTTCGCGGGCTACAGGAAAGAATTCAGCGTAACTAAATGGCAACTTTAAATGCTGTGCATTTTCCTCTAATAGTCTGCATGTTGCTGTCATTAGAGCACATGCGTTGATTATACGTGTCATACCTTCGGTATTAGTCACCGTCACCCGTATCGATTCTTTCAGTTTTTTTGTTTCTTCGGTCAGAATGCTTAGGTATTTTTTTTCGTATAAGCTCCTTAGTTCTAATATTTGAAGTAGAATGTTAGAAAGACCGGTCTTTTCGGCAGCTTTCAATCGTTCGAAAATTTCTGTTTCTTCCTGCGTAAAATCTCCACCTTTTCTGTAAGGTACATCGCACATAATACAGCGGTTACTCAATGCACCGTCGTCCTGTTGTGCAGCTTCCTGCCCGAGCAATACAATGCTTGCATAGATAGCGGAACTATCAAGCTGTTTGGAGTTTACATCCTTTACTTTTATTTTACCTTCGCCATCCAGTGTAGCAGCTTTCAATCCTTGAAATTTTGCTTTGCTGATATCGCGGTCGTTGTATTCTTCCATTACCACCGGCACATTGCGGATAGATTCAAGGATCATAAACATACCCGCATCCGATCCGGTATTCAGGTTGAATGCCGGTGTAGTATCGGCCATGTATAGGTTACGAATACTTTCAGCTATCTGACTCTTACCGGAACTGGTAGGACCAATAAAAAACAGTGCTGTAAAATATCGACGCATTTCGAAAATATAATCGCGGAAAGCGCATGTTATGGCAAAAAGTGTCGCCCATTTACCGTTATCGTTTACCGAGTAAACACTGTCCATCAGCATCGCCCAATCGTCAAAACTCAGTTGTTTTTCGTCCGGTATATCCCTATAAACTAAATTACGTGCCTGGTTGAATGAACTATTGTCTCCATCTTCCGAAATACGGATTTTTGAAAATACAGGGCTGTAAAAATTGTCGTTTTCGTGCGATACTAAACCGAGTTCGTCCACTTCATCCACTTTGTATTCGCCTTCTACCTTGTGGAAAATAGCATTACCAAAGGCAAAGAACCCTTTCGGGTGTTGTCCGAATACTTTAATCGCCCGGCAATAGCGAAAACCGTAGGACATATTCATCCATATTTTTTGGAATTGGTTTTTGTCGCCAAAGAAATTGTAAGGACCTTCGTTTACCAATTTTTCGTGCACTTTTGGCAAAGCCGAAAAAACAGTCGATTTCCATTCTACATACCTGTCTAATTTCGGATCTAAGTGGCAAAGTTGAATAACACGTTTATTATTCGCATCGTCGTTTTCGTTGTCGTAAACGTGAAGTAGTGGTTTAATATAGAAGTCGGTAATAGGGAAGTGACTACTTCCGTTTTGGTTCTTGAACATATAGGCACAAAAGCGCCCTTTCTTGTCAGCCAGTGGATAAAACCCCCAACGCATATACACATCGCTCAATGCCTTATCGTCCTGAACATAGGTAGGTATTATTTCAGCATCAATGTTTAGCGTATCGTTTAGTTCGCCTAGTCGTTGGTTATCAATAAGCGTTTTATCTTTCTTTTTTGCAAGAAAAGGTTTAAGCACTTTTTCGAGCGATCCTTGTGTTAGGCCTATCTTTTTAGCATATTCACTATTCATTACTACCCGCACCGTAGCGTCAATATCCGATATTACTTCAGCGCACCGGCCTACTATTTCCGACTTCTTACTTCCGTCGGTAGTGGTTACCAAAATAGCAGAATAGCAATACAGGTAGTAGTCACAAAAACTCTTTTTTTCTCCATCAATTTCAATGGAGAAATCAAATCCATTTTTGTGCATATTTTTCAATAGCAGCAATTCTTTTCCGTCGCCTTTATCATCGGTTGGTTGAAGTTCAGAGAATGAAACTACATTCAACTTACTTATTTTCGACCGTAACGATTGAATATCTACCATTGATGGATTACCAACGGCCAATAGCGTAGGAGTTTCGCTGTATTCGTCAATAAAATCGGATTGTTTGAACACCAATGTGCATTCGTCCTCATCCGTAGCTTCCATCAGTTCCACAGCATCTTCCACACCATAAAAACCATGTTTCCACTTTTCGGTTTTCAGTTCCTTACTCGGTTTTGCCTTATCTTTCAGTACATTTAACGAAACATTAAATGTATTTGCTACAGTTTTTAAATATTTCTCTCTAAGGTATTTATCCGGCACGGCTGCAATACATTCGCAAAGCTGATCCAATAACTTTGCACTATCATAGTCACTCGCTTTAGCTACTTTTTTAGCTTCGAAAAAGTATTCGATAAACGACATTTCACGATTTCCAATCAGTACTGCTAAATCTTCATCGCCCGAAGCTTTCGCGTAATCGTCCGGGTCTTGCCCATCAGGCAATAAAATAGCCTTTACATCGAACCCATGAGCGAGTAATGTTTTAGCATTCGAAATACTGGCTTTAAGCCCTGCATTGTCGGTATCGTATATTTGTACCACCGTATTGGTAAATCGTTTCAACAAGCGCGCTTGTGCGTCGGTGAGTGCTGTTCCCGAACCGGCTACTGCATTACGAACTCCATGCTGAGCAAACGAAGCTACATCAAACTGCCCTTCCAACAGATAAGCTTTATTTGCGTTCGCAATAGCTTCTTTTGCCTGGAACAATCCGAACAATACATTTCCTTTGTTGAATAATACGGTATCGCCTGTATTGAGGTACTTTGCAGCCTTAGCCGTGTTATCGGTTATCCGTCCTGTAAATCCTATCGGCTTGCCATAAAGATTCAAATAGGGGAATATAATGCGTTTACGGAAAGTATCGTAAGTAGTTTTACTTTCGTCGGAAATACGACTTACATCAGCTGCCAACAGCAGATCCATATTATAGCCACGTTTCACTAATTCACGTGCTATCTGATTGTCGGCATTGGCATAACCGATACGGTACAGATCAATCGTTTCATCGCTTAGCTGACGAACATTCTTCACGTATTCGATAGCCGGTGCAAATGATTTCAGATTTTCGGAGAATTGCGCTTGCGTTTCTTCCAACACATTGTAAACCGATTCACGTTGGCGTTCTTTGGCTATTTCTTCGGGTGTTTGCTTTGCTTCCGGTAGTTCGATATGATACACGTTAGCAATCGATTTGACAGCTTCCACAAACGTAACCCGGTCATGCTCCTGTACAAATTTGATAGCGTCACCACTGGCACCACATGCAAAGCAACTGTATATTCCTTTTGCCGGTGAAACAACTAGCGACGGTGCATTGTCGGAGTGAAATGGGCAGATCCCAACATGATTTTTTCCTTTTTTGGTAAGTTTTATTGACTTTGAAACAATTTCTTCGATAACCATGCGGTCACGAACTTTTTGGAGTATCTCAGGAGTAAAATAGTTCATAGATTATTTATGATTTTCGAAAAGTTCAGTTTGGCGGACTTCGTAAATATCCTCCAACGTAACTTCTAAATAGTTTGCGATTCTTTTTAATTCATCTTCTTTAATAACTTCTAACCCTTTGAAAATAGACCAATATCTTTTTTGCCCCATCTGTACAGCGTCGAAGAATGTGCGGGTAGGAGTGAAGCAATCCACATCTTTAAACTTCTTTTTCAGCAACTGGTACAATAAATTTCGGTGCGTTACGCATAACCGTGGATCATGGCGGTTTCGGTGAAGGAATAAATTCAAAGCTCGTTCGCTTCGTCCAATATCTTTCGAAATTTGCGGAAGTGGTTTATCGTGGATATGCTTATACACATATCTCTTCTGTGCTGTGGACTATGGTTTCATATTTCTTTGCTTTTAGTCTGTCAAGTAATGGTTGGTAATAGTTTCTATCAAATTTGTGCTTCAGTATTGTTCCGTCGGCATTAAATTCGTAATCGTAGTTTGTTTCGGATATGTAGCAGCAACACAATTTTACAAATAAATCAATCTTTTCAGCATTCGCCCATTTTTCTACAGCTATCCATTCGCCAAATTTCAAGTTATCAAGAGTATCATACACCCATCGGTGATAACCCCAGAATGATCGTTCTCCCATTTCATGAATGTACTTATCAATCCATGTCGGATCTGATAGTGATTTTAGTTGTAGATGTTGTAGGCTCATAATCGAATATTTGCTATCGGGGATTGTATACGTGAAACTATATTATGCGAAATATGGGTATAAATAGCCGTTGTTTTTACAGAATTATGACCGGCTAATCGCTGAATTAAATTTATGTCAACACCATTTTCGACCATGTGCGTAAAACTACAGTGACGGATCAGGTGAGTATATACACGCTTATTGTCAATCTTTGCTTTCTTTGCCAATTCCTTTACAACTGACAATACACTTGTTTGCGAATACTGAATCGAAAACTGACCATTAAGAACATATTCCTTCGGTTTATACTCCTTGTAGTATTTTTCGAGCAATGGGATAATGTTTTCCGGCAACATTACCTGACGATCCTTTTTTCCTTTACCTTCGATGATATTAATCACCATTCTCGATCTGTCAATATTGCACTACTTCAAATTCAATAATTCCGAAACTCGCAAACCGGTAGAGTAAAGCAACGAAAGAATAACCTTATGCTTCGTATTAGTACAGGCAGTAAACATGCGCTGTATTTCTTCCTGACTAAGCACTATAGGTAACTTTCTACTTTTATGCGGGTACTGCACATTATCCAACTTCCGTGGCTGACGGCCAACTTCTGAGTAGAAATACTTAATCGCACACAAATAAGCCTTATGCGTTCCCGGATTAGTCATCGCACCTAAAAACTTTTTAATCCGATCAGCCGATATCTCGGAAGGCTTTGTAAAACCTTCCTTTTCGAAATGCTGTAAAAACTTAGTGATACAAGCCACATAGCTATTCACCGTATTTTCAGAATATCTTTTATACCGAATACTTTCGGAAAGTTGACGTGTGTAGTTTCCGATATTCATAATATATTTAGTTTAAAATTAGAAGTTTATAGACGTTTTTGATAGATAGTAGTTAGGCAGCATTTAAGAAAGAGCCTCCAAGTAATCACGAACCCAATGAACTTTTAAACCAATTCGACTTCCACTAGACAATGAACCAAACATTAAATCTTCGTCTCCGTCCATTCCTTTAAAAATACCAGTATATGTTTCACCATTTTTCAAATTTAAAACGACTACTTTGTTTTCGTCACAATCTTCGATTTCAAAGCCTTTTTTTAATTCCATTTCGATTGATTTTCTACCTTCTTTAAAATCTATTTCTACCGTTGCGATAATTTTTTGTTCAGACATAATAATTTATTTTAAGTGTTTAATAATTTTATTTGTAACAAGAAAAGAGATAAACGACTGCCTAACATACGCCTATTAAACATAGCCACATAAGCGGTTTAGCGGTTTGACAGTTTTGTACAGTGGATACGTTTCATAGCCTAATCGTTATCGTTCAGTTTAAAAAAAGATTAGTAGCGAAACGAAGTGAAGTGAATAATAGCCATTGATTGTGATAAATCGTAACCTTTAAACCATTCTTTGAAATCTTCGAGCGATAAACCGTCATTTTTTGCAATAGTGGATAATGATAATCCGCCATTCAAACTGGTTAATGCTACATCATGATTTTTCAAAGCTCCACTTATCATAGTATCAGAAAGGTTTAATAATTGAATCCCAATACCTGAATTTTTGTCAAGTTGGCAAATTTCGACCTGTTTTGAATTATAAGGCTTATCACTCCAGTAACGAATAGAAAGAATTGCTTTACCGTTTTGAATTTCTGAAATACGTTTTGCCCACAAGGGATAATTAGCTCTAATTGTGTGTATTTTACTCGGACTATTATCCGGTAAATCATAAGGAAATTTACCCAATATCTGTTCAGTAAAATAAGTTGCTTGTCCCGATTTTTTGTGTGTTTTTGGGAATTTTACACTAACTGTTAATACATAAGTTTTCATATAGTTGATATTAAATTGTTTAAATCGAAAGAAAGAAAAACCGAAACGATAACACACGGCTATCAGTTGCAGCCTACTGCATCGGTTATTCAGGTTTATATCTCGCATGTGCTTCATCGGTTTTAGTGCAGCGAAGTAGCCAGTAATCGGCTGCACTCATAGCCTCGGTCGTTATCGGTAACTTAAAGAAAGATGCACCGGGTAATAAGTAATAGCATCTGTTACAGTATCATTTCCATAATACCAAACATTACCGTCTGAAAGCTCTTTAAACTCGGTAATTTTTGTTTCTCTAATATTTCCTCTTGTATTTTTGTACGGAACTATATCACCTACTTTAAAATTTGAAAATTCAAGCATTTTTCTAAATCTACCTGATTCAACAGTATCGGCTATTTTACCATTTTCAAACTTTAGTTTGTATGTGTATATATTATATGCGAAAACTGGACCTTTGCCATAATTTTCGTAATATGGACACGACTGAATATCTAATATTCGACATTTAATGTAATTTGATGAAGTATCATTATACATTATCTTTTCGTTTAAGTGAAATCTTATTTCTGGCATTGTTTTAAAGATTAAGAATAAGCTACCGATAACAATTGCTATGTTTATAAGCCCGCTTTTTCGGTTATTGAAAGTTATTTACTCGCTTGAAATTTTGTCTAACGTTTGAAAGCTATGCACCCGTAATTGGGCTTATAATCATAGCAGTTGTCCGTTATCATTCATTTTAGAAAGAAATCCGTGCGTTTTCGAAGCTCAAAGTTAAATAAACAACATTTGTTGCAACTTTAACATTAATTATTTGGATTGTATGCAACAATCGTTGTATCTTTGTATCACAAACAACAAGTAATACATACAATTAAAAAATTAAACATTATGAACTCAACTAACAGCACATTCGACATTTTCTTTAATGATGATTCTAATTCTAATAACTTAGGTTTCAAATCTTCTCTTGAGTATTGCAAGGATTATATTGAAATGCACAATAGTAGTAATCATTCTTACTTTTCTGATTACAAAGGCGGTTCAGTATCAATCGTATGTAATGAAACAGAAGAAGTAGTATTTGAAACAGAAGTTTTATGAATCCTGCTGAATTAATCAATTGGGGAGAGCTTAGCCGGTTACTGGCTGGCTCTCGTTCCGTTGTAACTAAAAATCGTATGCCACAAAAACATGAGCAAACAGTTCAAAAGTTACTTGAAGCAATTCAAAAATGGGACGAAGAAAGAAAAAACGAATGATAACACTCAGCTAAAATCACTGGCGGGTTATATGCTTTTAGAAGTATTATAGCCCGCTTTTGTTTTTCCTTACCCCGACAGTTCATCGCCCGCACTCGCCAGTGCTATTAGCTCTATCGTTATAAAAAAAAGGTGAGTGTTGTGCCCCGAGACTTTGGGCTCCATTAAAAGATTGTTCACATCTATATTTTTTTATTGTCCCGTTTCACTCACCTTTTTATCTGTTGGCAGTCTTTCTCTACCACCACCTGAACGCTTTCAGAGTGGGCACCTTGTCGGGTATTATAATTTTGAATTTTAGATATTATCAAACAAACTATCGCAAAACCTATGATTGACATTATTATCGCTTTAAAAAGAATATCGTTTCTACAATCGTACTCACGTTGGAGCTGTAGTTTAGTTTTGTTCTTTTTCATGTCAGAATGACTGTTATAATTAATGCTGAAAAATAAATCAACAATATAGCTGCACATATTTTATTAGCTTTATTCATGTTCATACTATTTAAATAAATTGTAAATATCTAATTTTTCAGGAGTTAGAAACAATTCTTTCTTTTTTGCTTCCATATATTTTCTAAAAATAGGTTCAAGCTTTTCCATCTTATCATTGTGTGGATTTTTTACGGCCAACATAGGAATTAAGTCCTCTTTATCTCCATGATAGCGACCAAAATAAATCGGAAAATCATGCATTTCTACCAGTAGTCCCGCATTTCTAAATATAGAAATAGCATCCTCATTTGAAAAAACAAGTTTAATTTCTATCATATAATTATCGTTTTAAAAGGAAGTGACCGTTCTTTTGATCTTTTCTATTCCATGACATGCATGGGAAAGGAAATTCATCGGTATTAATAGAAATACAAGGTTTTAGTAGTGAGCATTTTGAACAGTTCACATTAAATGAGAAGAATGGACGTTTGAACTTATGCATTTCAGAAAAATGAGCTACAAGCTTCTGATCTGTAGATATAGTATAATCATTGATAAATACTATATCATACTCAGGATATGATTTTTTTTCTCTGTAGCATTTGCCATTTTCATCCCATAGGTATAATTTACCATCTGGCATATATCCCAATGCTGCTGAAACTCGGCCAGTAGGAGAATTGATATTTAATATGTCTACTTTCATTTTTAGTAGAGCAGATTCGAAGGCTTCAATTGAGTGTGTCATAAAATTTAATTGTTTATATAGTCTACATATTCAGTTTCTGATTTACGAGCTCTTTTAGCTCTTCGTGTCCTCATATTGAACTCGTTAGGATTGAATAATTGTAAAATCACAAATAGTAGTAATATCGAAGCGACTTTTTTACGCGCAAGTGGAGATAAATCCATTGAAATATTAAAGTGAGTGCAAAAAAACCAGGCAGATAATTCATTTGATTTTGTAACCTCAGTTATTTCGAAAATTCTTCGAATAGTGTTAGTAATAGTATTCAATGATTTTTTCAAAATATTGGAACAATCTTTAGCAGTTGCACCCCAAGCTATTAATTCAGCTATTTGTAATTGCTTCGGAGCTAGTTTTGCATTTATATTCATAGCTAGTCTCCCCAAATATCAATAATTCCTTTTTCTGCAAAAATTTGTTCTATTATTTTTACTTCGGAAGCTTTTGGCTCTACATCACCATTCAGCCTGTTATACCAACTGGTTCGGGAGTTTAACCCTAATTCAGCTATCAGCTTGCTCTTTACTTCTTCAGCATCACCAACCTGAACCTGTAAAAATCCTTTTTTAAATGCGTACCTTTTCATTTGTTATTTAATTGAGTAGTATATTTTTGCTATTGTTATAAGTCAAATAATTTTGTACGTTTGTACTTTATAATTGAACATGTGCAAAAATACTATATAGTAGTTTTATGCACAAGTAAAATAGCATATATTTTACTACAAAGTATTAATTTAGAATCATTCTAAACATAAAAGTCATGAATTTACCTGAAAAAATAAGACTTTTACGCAAATCGTTGGGTTATAATCAGACTGATTTTGGTAATGAATTAGGCTTAGAACAAGCCGGATACGGTCATTTAGAGAGTGGAAAAACAAAAAAAATTTCTAAAAGTGTCAAAATAATTCTTGAATTAAAATTCAATGCGAATACTGAATGGTTAGAAAACGAAGATCAGGATATATCAAAAATGATAAAATATAACTCAGTAGTATCTGAATCGAAAGAATTATATAGCAAATGTAAAAATTGTAATGAAAAACAACAAAGGATAAAAGAACTTGAAGATATAATTGAATCGATAAATAAACTAACCACTAAAAAACAGAACTAATGGAAATATCAGGAACTGAAATAGAAAGAATAAATGATAATTTTAATGTAGAACACAGTAAGCTAACATCATTACTCTTTAATGAAAGTAATGACATACGCGAAGTAGATATGGATAGAATAAAACCTCAAGTAGATAAGTGTATTATAGATCTACTCCGGTTTAAACACTTGAAAGAGATTAAGTAATAATCTATTTTTTTGACTTGTACCGGTACTAAAACGGGACATAAACGACAAAAAATAGAAAACACAAATACTAATAATCAAACAATTAGATAATCAAAAAGTGAGTAATGGAATCCCGCTACCCCGACAGAAAACAGCGAAAATCCTTTACTATAAAGGTTTTTCGCTGTAGTTGTTTAAACCACCCGGGACAAAAACGGGACACTTATGTAAAATTACAGTTAGAAACTTTTTACACTTTTGGTTTTCAGACCTTAAGCGTAAAAAAAAATGCCTACAAGTTTCAAAAATCAGAGCAGCTCGCTCAAGGAAATAAAATCATATACTCCTCCAAAACTCTACACTGGTAAAGAATGGTACGTTGGATTCAAAGCTTTTGATCCATCCATTAACGACATGCGTAGAAAAAAAATCAAGGTAAATTTTATCGAAAGGATAGGAGATAGGCGTAAATATGCTGACGGGCTTATTATTCGTCTGAATTCGAAATTGGAACGTGGATGGAACCCATGGATTGAGACTGAAAACGGTAAAGCCTATCATACATTTACGGACGTTTGCACTCACTATAAACGTTTTATATCTAAAATGTTGGCAGATAATGAATACCGGGAAGAGACTTACATATCTTACAACTCGTATATAGTTAATGTTGAACGTTGGAACGCTTCACGGAAAAACAAAATAACCTACATTTATCAGTTCAATGCTGAATTTATTGAGGATTTCATTGAGCACATCCACATTGAGCGAGATAACTCCATGCAAACTCGTAATAACTACCTTCGATTCATACGCATGTTTTGCAGTTGGCTAGTTCAACACCGGTATGCGAAAGAAAAAGCATCCGACGGATTTATGATGATTTGTAAGAATAAAATCAAAAAGCAACGGACCATTATATCCGAAAAAGATATGGATAAGCTAAAAGAACATGTCGGAAACACAAATAGATACTATTTGTTAGCCTGCTATATATTGCATTATTGCTTTATTCGACCCAAAGAAATGAGTTTACTCAAGCTTGAAAACTTTTCACTGGTAAATCAAACAGTATTTATAGGCGAAGATGTTTCAAAAAACAAAAAAAATGGAACGGTTACGCTTCCGGCTAAAGTGATTCATTTAATGGTAGAATTGAAAATATTCGATAATCCGGGTAGTTGGTATCTGTTTTCAACTAAATTCAAACCTGGAAAAGAATACCACAGCGAAAAACAATTTCGTGACTATTGGTCCAAGTACGTTCGGAGGCCGTTGAAATTCGCATCAACATATAAATTTTATTCATTAAAAGATACAGGAATAACAAATATGCTACGAAAATATGACTCTATAACGGTACGCGATCAGGCACGTCACGCTGATATTTTAATGACAGACACTTATACACCGCACGATCTACAGCAAGCCAATTACTTGATAAAAAATCATGACGGTAATTTCTAAAAAAAAGGCGTCCTAGAGAAGGATGCCTTTTTTGTTTATTGTTATATTCTATTTTTCACATTACCCCCTAAATAATTTTTTCAGTATATTCCAAATTACATCATACAATTTCATCTGGTAAATCAGAATTGTGATCCCAGATCCTAGTATCAATCCGAAAAGCAACCACTTCCACCAGTTATTTGATGTTTTTTTGGATGATTCATTCTCAGTTTTTAGTTTGTTTATCACGTTATTTTGACTGTCAACCGATTGTTTTAGTCGCTTGTTATATTCAACCTGCAAGTTCAGTTTTCCGGTCAAATTTTCTTTAATTTTATTATTCTTTTGCGAGACTTTCTTAGTCGTTTCAGTCGTTTCCGAAGCCACCGGTGGTTTCCCTGTAGATTCTATGACCGGCTTAGAAGTATCGTAATTAATGGTAGCTTTTACCGTTTCTTCGTTCTCGTTTTCAGAACTTTCAGTAACTTTATTCGATGTATTTTCAGCTTGCAAATCCGCTTTACCAGTCTGCATTTCGTCCAATTTCTTGTTTACCTGAGTATCTGATGTGATGGAAGAATCCAACTTTGATTTTTCAATCTTTTTTGTGCCGGCACAACCCGTAAGGGAGAGAACCACCAACAATGCGATATAAATCGCATATACGATCTTTAATTTTTTTATTAGTTTTTTCATGACTGATTTATATTATGACATAACCGTTTTCGCTTTTGCCTGATTGTTTGATTGCTAGTAATTGTTGCCAGGTATGGCCGAATGTTTTCTCGAAGTGAGGTTTATCCACTATCGATCGGAAATCTCCACCCCAAGCGTAGCCTGCCGACTTGAAAGCTTTCACTGCTTCCATCCAATCCGGGGTTTTATCGTTATCAAAGTCCTTCACCGTATCCCATATGGTTCTGCCGCCATCGGCCAGACAAAAGTCAAAAGCAAGTCCATAATTATGGATTGATTGACCCCCTTTTGCGTTGGTCACTTTTGGACGTTGAGCATATAGAACATCTTGCTCAGCAAATGTTCTCAACCCCTGAGTAACGATCATTTTCACGCTACCAGTCAAAATGGTAGTATTTATTTTATCAACTAATTGTCGAACTTCTTCGCGGATCAGTGGGTGAAGTGTATCTATTTTGCTCATTTTACTGCCTCCTTTCCTTCTTCAGCATCCATTATATCAGCGACCTCTTTTCCGAACATTTCCCTGAATTTAAAAGATAACAGGTAATATACCACTGTAATGAATTTAATTTTTGGATAACTATCTTTCAAATTACCTAATCCCTTACGGAGATAGTGATAAATAGCTATGAAGATCAAAAACTGCACTATATATGCGCTCTGACTATTATATTTCATCAAATCGGCCAATAATTTCAGCAGATACACGACTGTAGTAATCAGTAATAGCTCAACTAGCGAATCTTTTAATTTATTACCCTGGAAGTTCTTTAGGATAATGGGCGGGTAAATTCGTTGAAGTACGATGTGAACTTCATCAGCACGGAAACCAGCCAAGATGTTGAATGCAAACGCTACAATCAGCGCTGCGAGATAAGTAATTGTACTATCAAAATAAGCTGCTACAACACTTGTAGCTGTAATTAGGATTGCCTGGAGGAAATCAATTTTGGTATTCATCTAAAATTATTTTATGAGTTATAAATTGCGTTTTACATCTGTAGTCCATTTAAAATAAATCAAATTCCTATTATTAGTCTAAATCCGTCTCTAATTATATTAGCCCCTAGCTCGTTTTCATGGATATGATCTCCGCTATCATATTGTGTAGCTAAATTTCCTGATCCATCGCCTAGTAGCGATACATGATAATTATTTCTATAATCTACATTGACAATACTTGTCATAATAGCATTATTTAAAGATTCCCAGTTAGATTGACCGTTAGACCAATTTAAATCAATAAATCTTTGTTTACATGGAAGCATACAGCTTGCTATAATTAAAGCATCGTTTGATTTGGTAGATTTAATTTGATTAATAAGATTTTGATAATCTGAAAGTATTATACTTGAATCATTATTCATGTCATTCAGTCCAACTTGAATAAATATGTACTTATGTTGCAATTTATTTTCATAATTTTGCCATGCTGTCAATTGGTCTGATATTGTATTGCCAGCAACAGCCAAACTATATGCAGAATAACCATCAGCAATTTCAAAATCAGTAAAAAGACCTTCAGCAATAGGCCTTTGCCTACCTGTAGAAGCCATTGTACTATCACCAAGAATTACGGCACTTTTTGATATATCATTATTGCTCATAAGCATAAATAAAAATAAACTCATTTCATTAGTATTTAAATTTTGGATATGCTAAGACTCCTTCATTTGATCCCCCTGCAATATCACAGCATGGTGATAGTGAAGCCACTGAAGTATTACTAAATGTGTAAATAGTAGTCCACGAAATAGAATCTTGACTTTTTTGTAATAAAAAATTACCAGAAGAATCTCTGAATAGACAATAGAAATATCCTATACCTACTGATTCAATGAGTGAAAAACCACCCGGTACAGATATTCCACATGCCATTATATTATCATTTGTTTCGTTATTATATATAAAAAAGCCAGCTAACATTTGACTGTAACCTACCGGAGAACTTGAATTAACAAAACCAAGTGCACCATATACACCTTTAATTGTATGTTTTAAAATAATTCTTCCGGAGCTGGACAATTGATTAACTGTATCTATTCCTAAATTTCCAAATCCTAAATTTGCGCCACGATAAACTCCATTTTTATTTGTAATATTTGAACCAGAAAATATTAAAACATCCGAAATAGAAGGAATATTTATAGATGCTGCAATTTTTGGGTTAGATAATTTTCCACCATCTCCATTGATGTCACAACAAGTATTAAGCGTATTATTCAATGCATGAGGATAAATCACAATATCAATCCATTCTAGTTCGTCAAAACTTTCTTGTAATATTATATTTCCAAGATTATCTTTCATTAATCCATAAAAATATCCAGTTTTAGCAGTATATGAGGTTGGTAAATATGCTCCATAAATTCCCCCACACATATATATTGAAGATGCATGAATAAAAAACCCAACAGACATACTTGCAAATGGAATACTCACAGTTCCACTTGTTAATCCAAATGCCGCATCAGTATCTGCTAATTTGTATTGAAAATAGGCCCTATCTGAATTTCCTAAAACTAAACTTGACAAACAAATTCCCGTATTTCCATAACCAGAATTAACACCACTCCAAATTGAATTAGTATTAATTAAATTACTTCCAATAAACACAATATCGCTTACGCCTTCAATGAATGTATAAGTGGAAACGAATTGATGCAGAGTAACTAACTTTCCACTATAATTTAAAATTGCAATTAATGTTTTTTTAGTTGAACTTGTTGCTATTATTTTCCCAGCAATACTGAGATTAAATCCATTACCATCAACTAAAATAGATGCTTCTTCTCCATTCTTAATAATAATATCAATATTTGTATCTTCGGTTATTGTCAATGTTTTTTTTGCGCCATCCGTTTCAACATTCCATGTAAGATTGTCAAGATTTGAAGCTTCAATAACCGATGAACCTCCACCGGTACCATTTGCACCATTATAAACTGTAAACGTTGACGTTATGGCATCTGTATACGTTATTGTGTATGTGTCTGTTGTACCGGCAGCACCGTTACCTGCAGTGCGTTCGATAGAAACTATTCCCCTTCCATCATCACCATTAGTAATAGGTACATTAATAATTGGATTTTTCGGGTCAGTTTTATCTATTTCAACGTTTGTACCTTCGACGATTGATTCAATTCCAGAACCTGAACCACCACCATCAATATCATCCGAAACTTTAGTAATATAGCATACGGTAATGTATCGTGGGCGCATATCGAATGCAATGCCTTTTCCGATAGTATTCGTTACGCCAATAGAGGCTTTTGCTCCAGGTTTAGCATAAATATCGTAGTCTTGGTTACCTTTTAAATGATTAGTCGACCATACAGGAGGAGCAAGAGGATTAGAATCAAGAGTATTATTCCCCGGATCGTTAGAATTAGCGAAAATGTAGAAAAATGTTGGAGGCAACTCATCTTGAGTAAGTGTGTGTTTATTTGAACCACCGACATTGCCAACTTTACCATAATTTTCAATTCCTTTTCCTTCAATAGCATCATCGAATGGTATCGAAAATTTAGCCGGATCATAGCCAATGGCAAAACTACCCCTTCGATCCCGAATAGTGACACCATTAATCTTAACGCCTCCGTTACCATTTGCCAGCACAAATCCTGTAGGTATGGGTCCAAGGTCTAAATCCCATTCAACGGTCATTCCTTTTCTAATTCCAGAGGTAGATTTTGAAATCGCATCTTTTATTAAATCTGAAGTTACTGGAGCTATATTATTG